ATGGCTGTAGCTAGGTGGGCTGAACAGATGGATAGAGATACTGATAAGGCTGAAGCTGATCATAGAGATAGAATGCAGGATGAATCACTTAGGGAGTTCAAGAGGTTAGTACTGGGTGGACCTAAGAAGAACAAGGGGTGGACTAGTAGTTGGGATTAAAAACAAGGAGTTACACTAGAAAAGTACCCATAGCTCCTCAGTATAGGAATAAGGGTACTATAGTGTAGCTAATAGTTTATGCTCAATATCCTCTATGCTTAATATCCAACTTCAAATTGTATTCATTATAAAAATATGAGAGGGTATCTAAATAGCGCGCATTGTGGGGCTACCCCCCTTCGGCTCTCCCAGAGTGGTAGATTATAGAATCAAAAAGAGTTCAAAAAGTACTGAAAAGAGAAGTCTTAAAGGCTTTTAAAACTTAAAGCTAAACCAGAAGTTAAAACAAAAAAGAATAGACCTCAAGATACTATTAACTTCTGGTTTAGACTTCTGGTTTAGACTTCTGGTTTAGACTTCTGGTTTAGACTTCTGGTTTAGACTTCTGGTTTAGACTTCTGGTTTAGACTTCTGGTTTAGTAATAACTTAACATCTGGTTTAGTTGATAGCCTTCAACAGACCCCTGATGTTTTTTTATCTTTAGCTAAACCAGAAGTCTAAACCTCAAGATAATAATTAATTTAGCAAATAGCTTGCTTTATTGTTTAGTATCAATTATTCTTGGGTCTCATTCATTCTATATTAAAGGTAAACTACATTATGAAAACTACTCTTTATACTACTGTAAAGCTAAACGGCGAATCATTCTTAACCGTTCCTGATTATAATAAACTACTAGATAAAGCCTCTAGAAAACATAAGTTAGATAGTAAGGTTTTATTTTCTAGCATTGAACAAGCTAACCTTGCATTGAATAAATACGGTCTACAAATAGTAGAACCAAAAACAACAGTAGAGTCTAACTATACCGATTGGGAAGGTTTCGGGGAAATGTTAGGCAGGGCGATACAAGCCTCACAAGATGAGTCTGGTTATAGAATGTTAGGGGGCGACCATGACTAGCCTTCAATTAATCATTATAGAGGACTACCCGACCTTATTATTACTAGGGGGTTCAATTTTAATAACAGCTATTACTATTTATAAAATACTTACAGGGGGTCTCAATGTTTAAATTATTATCTAACCGCTACTATCTTTTTATGCATAATTATAATAACCGCTTAGCTACTGATAAACGCTATGCATTCGAGGTACGCTATCGTTTTAAAATGGTAGCTAATAGATATGCTTCTCATATTGGATAATAGGGGGGTATCAATAATGAATAGTGTTAAACCAGATAGACTTTCAACGCTTGAAACCTTATTTAATGGGTATAGCGTGCCGAGTCACTTCCCATTAATTACAAGGGTGCAATATTTAATCACTATGTATGATCTAGATTATGATCTAATTATGAAACTATATAAGGAATACAAAAATGGACTATGAGGAAGCTGTAATAATGGACTTAACCTATCAAATGGTAGTTAAAGTCATCGATTCCCACAATTTGCCATTAAGTGAATTTATAGAGGAAGTAGGCAAAAAAGAATATTATTCAGGGCAAGAGGTTCTTGATTGGTTAGGTTATTAAATAATCTTTTTATAAAAGGAAGCTAAACAAATGAAAACTACAATTAGAAAACTATTTACTCGCGGTAATCCGAAAACCTTAAAAGGTGACAAATTAGGGTATTTAACTTGGCTGTTACACCTATCGCCCGCCGATTCTAGCGGGTATGAGGTTTGCCCAATGAGTACTGTAGGTTGTCGAAAAGGTTGCCTACATTTTGCGGGTAGAGCGGGTATCTTTAAGAAAGGTGAAACTACCAACCTCATACAGCAAGCAAGAATAGGTAGAACAAAGTTTTTTTTCGAGAATAGAGAGGCTTTCATGAATCAACTACATCGGGAAATAACAAACGCTATCAAATACGCCAAAGTAAAGGGGTTGATACCTGTATTCCGTTTGAATGGTACTAGTGATATCGCTTGGGAAAAAATAAGGGTTAAAGGTTATCGGAATATATTTGAAGCCTTTCCCAACACTCAATTTTATGATTATAGTAAGGTTTTAGGTAGGAAAGTACCTAAGAATTATGATTTAACTTTTAGCAAAGCCGAGAATAATTACGGGAACGTAATTAAAGCTATAGAGCAAGGCTTAAACATAGCTGTAGTTTTTGCAAGCAAAGTACTTCCCGAAACTTATCTAGGGTTACGAGTAGTCAACGGCGACGAATCAGATTTAAGATTTTTAGATAGAACAAATAGTATTGTCGGCTTATATGCCAAAGGTAGAGCTAAACGCGATACAAGCGGCTTTGTAGTTCACGCCCTAGCCTAGGGTATCAAGTGTAATTTTAAAGCTCATAGAGGGCGTTCTGTGTGCTTTAGAGTTAACATTTTTAGTTAACTGTAATACTAAACTTTAAAAGGTAAACTTATTATGATGATATTAAATTATGAAAGTAAAAAGGTTTTGAGAGAATCAATTGGTAAATCTTTGAACTATACCGAAACTTCAGTATTTGGTAATGAGTATCTACCCGATGGTTCATTCTGCGGATGTAACCGCCCGCATTTGACGGGTTATAAGCGCGAGTTTTTCGCAAATGTGACCATGCAAGATGGCTTAATTTCGGTGGTTAAATAGGGGGGTATTTATGAGCCTGATCATGACAATAAATCTCAGAGAATTGGGGGAAAAACTTGCCGATAATCCAGAGTTTTTTCTTGAGAATGAGCGATTCAAGACGGAGGATTCCAAAAGTCCCAACAATTTGGGGGGTTTGGGGTGCTTGGATGAGTTAATTTACTGTATCAACTATAATTGGAGGAAATAAATATGAATTACCAACATATAGATAAGAAAATAAATTTCAGGGATGAGCGAGAGCAAGCCCCAAAAGAATTTTACGAGCACCCAGAATGGATACAGGGCAACCTCTACGAGAATATAGACCCTGAATCCGCATTCACTGGGGATATTTACCTCGCTAATTCTACGGGCACACTTGTGAGCCTAAAAAGTGGTTATATTTGGGAGGATGAGTGCAGATTTGCAAACTGCCAATGGAAAAACATCACTCCCAAAGTTTGGCTTGTTCTCATAGATAAGGATTAAGTGTTATTTGATAGCCCCTCTGTATTTTGAGGGGGGTTATTGAGTCCACACTTGATGGGCTATAACGTGACAATTTAAAAATGGAGGTACTACAAGTGGTTGATATTACACATGATACTAAGTACTTAGGTATTACTTATGGTAAAACGCGGGAGTATGAGCAGGTATTGCGTAGGGCACGCTCAAAGGTTCGCGAGAAAATAAAAGAAGACTTGCAGCATTACCCTTGTGCTGATGTTCTCAAGTTGTGGCGGTCTGAGGAATCGGCTCTAAGCTATGCCATAATGTGTGTTAAGGGTATTCGAGATGCTGTCGATCAGGACTTAATATCTGTGGATGAGCAAGATGCTTTTTTAGAGGTGAACTATTTGTAGTTCCCGTAGTCTAAGTTATTCTAATGGAGGTATTTATCATGGTTGATACATGGGATGAGGAAAGCGTAAGAAAAAATCAGCTAACTTGGGAATCTGAGGAAAGGCGAGAGGAACTAGAGTTAGCGCGGGGTGAACTTGCCAAGGATTTAGAGGAACATAGCACCGTTTCGTTTGACCCTGAGCGAGAGCAGCACTCTGATCAAGAGTATGAGCGTTGGTGTAAGTATGCTGAGGATCAACGAGAGCAGCAGGGGGCGCGCTATGATGATTATGTCGAGGAATGCATAAAAACTGGTGAGCTTGTTATGGACTTTGAGGAATGGGAGGAGATGCTGTGAATAATATAATTACTAAACAAGCATATACAAATGACAAAGGCAACAGGCTTTTCACTTGCACCAAAGTAGGTAGAAAATGGGTGACGGGGATATGGTGGGAGTACCCCGTAAAATTGGTAAAAATACCACTGTCCCTATATGCCACCTTTACCGCTATGAAGGGCGGTAAAACAAACGCCACCGCACGATTGAAAGAGATGGCAATAGTTACATATGGTAGCAAAAAAGAATTACCCGTAGGTTTAAAACGTGAACTTTTTGGGAGGTCTAAATAATGAAATATTATATTGGTTTAATAGATGAACGAAATGGTGAGCGTGACTATACACACCACGTTTTTTACACTGCGCCAAACTTTAAAGAAGCATGCGCGCGCCACACTGAGATGGCAAGTGACTTCTATGGTGAGCCATACGCGGTAGACACTGCGTTAGGTGAGTACGACTATGGTGATGTTATAGTGCGAGAAGGGTGTGTGTGGGAAGTCTCAAAAGCTACCTATATGGAAGCAGGGAGGCATCAATAAATGATCATATATCCATTCATGCGGGAGACTGCCGAGAAGTGGTATAAAGCCCACCCTGAGAGGTTTAAAAAGGTGGACAGAAACAATGTCACCGATAGTGATGTACAGCAGTACTGGCAGATTGTGGCGTGGGTCAATAGAGTGAGTGATTCGGTAGAGTAGAAGCCATTCCTGGTTTTTTTTATTTTTTAAATTCACTGTCCCTCAGTATAGGAATAGAGGGATATACTATAGTATAAACTATAAGTTAAAGGGGTAATTATGCCATCAGAAACACTGAGAGAATTAACCGCCCGTCAAAAGTTAATAGAGGGTGAGTCATCAGCTATAGGCATCAAAAGATATAGGGCAGCAGTGATTAAGCGGGGCATAGGTGATATGCCTGTGGGCAGAGGACTCATTGAGCCTACAATAGCACCACTAGCCATTGCCATTGAGAATGTAGTAGAGGCTGCACTTGCAGGGCGTGCTACTAGGGGCAATCAGGTATGCAAGTACTTGTCGATGTTTGAATATGAGGATGTAGCATTCATAACCGCTAAAACAATCATTGAAGTAATGAGTGATAGCAAAACTGAATCAAGCATAGCCTCCACAATAGCTACACGACTACATAACATTCTGGATTATCAGAATCTAAAAGAACAGAATCCAGTGGCTCACAGGTATTATCTCAATCGCATTAAGAAATTTCCCACTATGAGTCCCGATAGGCTGCACGTGATGGTCAAGCAGCAGTGTAAGTGGGGGGCTGTTACTACTATTCGCTACGGTAAGCGTGATAGAGCAAAATTGGGGTTGCTACTAATTCAGTTATTTATTGAGACTACAGGAATGTGCTACCTCCAGGCTACTAAAGCAAGAAAGAATAGATCGACCTGTAAGGTCATAAAACAGACTGATGTGACCCGTAGGTGGTTAACAGAATCACATGGCTACAATGAGCTTCTAACACCCTTTAATATGCCAATGATAGTGCCTCCAAAAGACTGGAATAGTCCATACGGGGGTGGGTACTTAACCAATACCTCCAGTTATTCATTACTCAAGACTGCTAACAGAAAATACTTAGCTGAATTAGAGGATCACGACATGCCACTGGTGTATGGTGCTGTAAATTCACTGCAGCGTACAGCATGGGCAATCAATAAGCCTATATTCTTATTAATGACTAAAGCGTGGGGATATGGGGGTAAGATTGGTGGCCTACCTAATGCATACAATGCCGAACCTCCACCAAAACCTGGAATAGTTACGGATGAGAGTATGCTTGCATGGAAAAAACAAACGGCTATATACCATGATGAGTTACACAAGAATGACTCAGCCCGTATGCAATTAGCCAGTAAACTTTCGGTTTCCGAGAGGTACTTATCAGAGGATAAATTCTATTTTCCCTATGCATTAGATTGGCGTGGGCGTGCCTACCCAGTGTCAGCTAATTTGAACCCACAGGGTGATGACCCTGCAAAGGCACTACTAAAATTTGCTGAGGGTAAGGCACTGGGTGTGAATGGTGCGTATTGGCTTGCAGTTCAAGGTGCTAATTGCTACGGTGTAGATAAAGTTACATTTGATGACCGCGTGGCCTTCATAGAGGAACATCAAGATGCTATTTTAGGGTCTGCACTTAACCCACTGGACACCACATGGTGGCAGGATGCTGATAAGCCTTGGTCATTCCTGGCTTTTTGTCTGGAGTGGTCTCAAATGATAATGTCTGGGGGTAAGCAGGAAGATTTTATATCTCACCTACCCGTAGCCTTTGATGGTACGTGTAATGGACTCCAGAACTTCTCAGCTATGTTACGGGATGAGGTAGGGGGCAAGGCTGTGGGCTTAATGCCTACAGCAACCCCGCCTGATGTTTACACTGATGTACTCAATGAGGTGGAGGCACTAATCTCAGATGAGGACTCACCTATGGCTACTAAGTGGGCGGGTAATATGACTCGTGATCTAGTCAAGCGTAATGCCATGACAATGCCTTATGGTGTAACTCAATGGGGAATGAAGAGTCAAGTCATGGAAACCTTAACTAAAATGAGGGAAGGTGGGCACGACTTTGGCTTTACCCCAACCTTTGCTGATGCTAATTACATTGCTGAGAAGAACTATATTGCCATTGGTAACGTAGTTATAGCTGCTAGGAAGGCTATGGATTGGTTAGTTAAAGCTGCGGGAGTAGCCTCAAGCGATGGCTTACCTATAACATGGACTACACCTGCAGGTTTACCTGTGCTGCAGTATTGTCAGCAGCGTATGGAAGTGCGGTATGACTTTGATATACTGGGTAAGCGTGTACAGGTGATGCAGCGTATTGAGAATGGTAAGCTAAACATCCGAGAACAAGCGAAGGGTATTGCCCCGAACTTTGTACACTCACTTGATGCAAGCCACCTCATGCTTACTGTGAACTACTGTGTGGAGGCAGGTGTTACTAGTTTTGCTATGATACATGATAGCTATGGCACTCATGCTGCCTGTGCGGATACACTTTGTCTAGAACTGAGGCGAGCATTTGTAGATCAATATAAGGATGATGTATTGAATAACTTGCGGGATTCAATATTATCAAAACTTGATGATAGTACTAAATTATCAGTAGAACCACTACCTGCTAGGGGCAAGCTAAACCTAGATGGGGTAATGGATAGCGAGTATTTCTTCGCCTGATATTTTTGACTGTCCCTCAGTATAGGAATAGATATAACTTTTTATTAACATAGGGGAAAGCTTTGTATAAAACTAAACTATCTTGGCCTAAGCTTACCCTACCCGCTATTAACTTATGGAACGCGCCAACAATGAATTATAAAAAATTACCAACAACATACCAAGATATCATCCATGTTACTAAATATGCGAGGTACTTGGAAGATAAGAAAAGAAGGGAATCGTGGGAGGAAACAGTTACACGATACATGGACTACATGACCACTAAAGTAGACCTTGGTGATAAGTACAAGGAATTACATCGAGCAATTTTAAAGCAAGAGGTCATGCCATCAATGCGCTTACTGATGACGGCGGGTATTGCATGTGATCGAGATAATATCTCAGCGTTTAACTGTGCCTATGTAGCAATGAGTACCAAGCGTTCATTCAGTGAAGCTCTATACATACTAATGAATGGTACAGGTGTTGGGTTCAGTAATGAGCGTGATGTTATATCTAAGCTTCCTACTATACCTACACTAGCTAAGTGTGACGATGTAATTGTAGTAGCAGATTCTAAGAAGGGATGGGCAGTGGCTTTTAGGAAGTTGATGTCTTCACTGTGGGAAGGTGACATACCTACAATTGACTATGACAAGATACGACCTGCAGGTGAACGCCTCAAGACTTTTGGTGGTAGGGCTTCTGGACCACAACCCTTGCGTAATCTATTTACATTTGTAACTAACACTTTTGAGAAGGCACAAGGCCGTAAGCTTAACAGCCTTGAGGTACACGATATTGTGTGTATGATTGGGGACATTGTGGTGGTCGGAGGAGTTAGGCGTAGTGCCCTGATAGGGTTGTCTAACCTTACCGATCACCGAATGCGCGATGCCAAGACAGGCCAGTGGTATTTACCTGTACAAGATGGTGGCAACCCACATCGGATGTTAGCTAATAATAGTGTATGTTATACGGAGCGACCTAATGTTGAAAGTTTTATGGAAGAGTGGCTCAGTTTGGTTAAGTCAGGATCAGGTGAGCGCGGGATATTTAACAGAGTGGCTGCACAAAATCAAGCAGCTAAATGGGGGCGCAGAGATAAGAATAGAGATTACGGATGCAACCCGTGTTCAGAAATTATACTCAGAGATAAACAATTCTGTAACCTTACGGAGGTTGTTGTCCGAGCCAACGATTCGCTTTCAAGCCTCAAGAAAAAAATAGAACTAGCTACTATTCTAGGTACTTATCAATCCACACTCACGGACTTTAAGTTCCTATCAGATGAGTGGAAGAAAAACACTGATGAGGAACGGCTGCTAGGTGTGAGCCTGACAGGTATTATGGATAGCTCACTAATGAATGGGGCTAAGAATGCAATCTTGCAACATCGTGAACTCTCGCGTGGTTTACCAAAGTTATTAGAGGAGTTAAGGGATCATGCTAGAAAGACGAATGTTATTTGGTCTGAAAAATTTAACATCACTTGTTCAACTGCTATTACTTGCGTTAAGCCTTCTGGTACTGTTTCTCAGCTTGTTGACAGTGCTAGTGGTATTCATGCTAGGTTCGCTGATTATTATATTCGGCGCATTCAGTTAGATAAGAAAGACCCAGTGTGTGAATTTCTCTTACGAAATGGCTTCCCACTTGTGGACTATGAAGCAAAGAAGGACACCACAATGGTAGCTAGTTTTCCTATGAAAGCCCCTCCTGGAGCGGTGTTCAGGAATGATAAGACTGCACTAGAGCAGATGGAATTGTGGTTAATGTATCAAGATCATTTTTGTGAACACAAGCCAAGCTGCACAGTGTATGTTAAAGCAGATGAGTGGGTAGAGGTAGGCGCATGGGTATGGAAGAACTTTGATCGTATATCAGGTATTAGTTTCTTGCCACACTCAGATCATGTCTACGTTCAAGCACCATATGAGGATATCACTGAGGAACAGTACGTTGAACTATTATCCAAGATGCCAAAAGGAATTGATTGGCTACAAATGATAGAGGATAAAGATAATACGGAGGCTTCCCAGACACTAGCGTGTGTGGCAGGGGCTTGTGAGATCTAGGACTGTGATAGAGTCTGCCTTGACTAGGGCTACAGTAGATACAGGTTGTATCCTTGAGTGCCTTCTGAATGAGGAAGGGGATGCATGTGTTAGTTGTGGCAGGACATTGAAGGAGATTAGGGATGAAGGATTAAAACGAAAGAGAGAGGAAGCTAATGAACAACGACAAACTGTACTCAGCCCACCCGATAAAGGCGTATGATGCAGCATACCAAGCTATCAGTGCATTGCAAACTTTTAGCCCAGATATGCAGGTAGCAGGGGTAGCATTACTGTTTCGGGAGGTGGCTGAATCAAGTGGGCTAAGTGTGTCACAACTTATGCAATACAGTAGCAGGATTAACGCTGATGCTGATGTGAGGTGGGACAGTAAGGCTCGTGCTCTTAAAGTATATGTTGAGGAGGAATTGAAGTGAAGACAATAAAAGAAAAAGTTATTTGGGTTATTTTATTTATAGTTATTGTAGCCATAGCAGACTTAGCTAGTGCCGAGGATACTATAACTACTGAAGAAATAATAATCCTAGAGGATGATGCTGAAGATGATTTTAATAACGGACTTGGAGATAATGGAGATGGCTAGTTTACCTGATGCACTTGTAGCAATTCCTATACTTATGCTATCTATTGGGGCAGTAACCCTTGTAATTTTTGGACTTCTCTCCATACTAGAAAAAATAGCAAAAGATCAAAATGAATATTAAGGGGAAAATTTATGTTGGACTTACAAGGTGTACTCTTATCAAGGGCGGTTGTACATTGGGGGATGGATGAGCCTCTACCAATAGACCTTCATGCTGAGATGTGTGAAGCAGGTATTATGGTTGATGAAGCTCACTGCTCATTTTTGAATAAAAAATTTAAGAAGGATAGATACGACAATGAATAAAAAATTAGAGAAGTTTGTAACGCCAAAAGGTGTAGCAGTATACCCACGCTTGTCTGAACCTGACACTAAGTACAAGCCTAACGGTGAGTTCTCATGTAAGGTACGGCTGAGTGCAGAAGATTCCGAGGCACTGACCCTAAAGATTCAAGGGATAGCTGACGAGTTCTTCAAGGAAACAGTCAAGAGACTAGCTTCAGACACTAATCCTGGAACTAAGGGTAAGTCTATTGCTGCATCTAAAGCAGTGAAGCGTGCATCACTACCTATCAAAGCTTGTGTAGATGATGATGGTAATGAGACAGGTGAGTATGAGTTCAACATTAAGATGAACCATAAGATTGTCACTCGTGCATCCAATGAAACCATCATGCTTTACCCTAAACTATTTGATGCAAGCAAACCACCTAAGAAGATAGCTTATGGCACACCAATCTATGGTGGCTCAGTAGTTAAGGTAGCAGGTGAGTTCAACCCATTCTATACACAGCAAGTAGGTGTAGGTGTGCAGCTACGCATGAATGCAGTTCAGGTGATTGAGTTAGTACAGGGTGGTGGTAGCAGTGGTGACTCCTTTGGCTTTGGTGGTGAGGAAGGTGGGTATGTGGCAGAGGATGTAGCACCTGCTGCGGTCATAGCAAGTAGTGACTCCACACTCGAAGAGCCTGCCGAGTTTTAATTGAAACGCCATCAAAAAAATGTGGGGCTGCTGTATGGTTTTCGTAGTGGCCTCGAAGAAAAGGTAGCGGATCAACTGGAGAAGGCAGGTGTACCTGTACTGTTTGAACAATTCTTTCTAGAGTATACAAGTCCAGAAGTACAGCATAAATATACACCTGACTTTGAGCTACCCAATGGTATCATCATAGAAACCAAAGGGCGGTTCATGCTTGCTGATAGGAAGAAGCACCAGTTAATTCAACAACAGCACCCAGAGTTAGACATTCGGTTTGTATTTTCAAATAGTAAATCCAAGATTTGCAAGACTAGTCATACTACATATGCAATGTGGTGTACTAGAAATGGATTTAAGTTTGCAGATCGTTTGATTCCGAATGAATGGATACAAGAAAAGTAATGACAATTAAATATAAGGAACAGGGTGAAAGAAAATATATAATTATTCATTCATCCTTCACTACTGTTAATGAGCATATAGGTGTGGAAGAATTGGATCGTAAGCATCGCGCTAACTCCAAGCTATCCATAGGTTATCATGTAGTGATAAGGAGAGATGGGATCATAGAATATGGGAGGCCACTCAATAGAGCAGGCGCACACATGGACGGGTATGATCATGAGTCTATAGGTATTTGTTTAATAGGAGGGGCATCAAAGACAGGAGTATCTCAAAATAATTTTACCGAGGCACAATTTAAAAACCTGAAGTGGATATTGGAGAGTCTCTCATTAAGCTACGAACACGCTAGTGTTGTAGGTCACAGTAAACTGGATGCATTAACTAAGTGTCCTAACTTTTCTGTTCCTACATTCTTAATGAAGGAGGGACTCGCCCACTTATCTAACAGAAAATAAGGAGTACTATATGATTAGGAATCCCTCTATACTTGAGGCGTTTAAAGCACTCAAGGTTAAGCGGTGTAACACTGAAGTAGGCAGTAAGATTATTCAGGGACTGCAACGCCACATGCACAAAGAGCGGGCAAAACTAACCAAGCATAGAGGGGTTAAGAATGCATAATGAAAACCTTAATGAAGACTCAACCTTCTTACATCACACTAGTTGTAGTGATTGTGGGAGTAGTGATGCTTGTAGTGTTTACACTGACGGTCATACCCATTGCTTTAGCTGTGGGCGTACTAAGTCAGGTTCGGGTATGGCTCAAAGGAAAGCTACACCTGTAGTCACAGGTAACATGATTGAAGGGGATGTTGTAGCACTTAAAGCTAGACACATTGATGTAGATACCTGTAAGAAATTTGGTTATAAGTGTGGTGTACTTAAAGGAACGCGAGTACAGATAGCACCATACTACATCAAGGGTAAACTAGTGGGCCAGAAGATACGTGATGCTGATAAGAAGTTTATGGCATTAGGTAACATGAAAGGTACTGAGCTATTCGGGCAACACTTGTGGGGTGAGGGAGGCAAGCGACTAGTTATTACTGAAGGTGAGATAGATGCCCTATCTATTTCTCAAATGCAGGAGAACAAATGGCCTGTTGTATCAATTCCAGGGGGTGCTAAAGCCGCTAAGAAATCTCTACAAAATAACCTTGAGTGGTTGGAGTCTTATGAGAAGGTTATCCTATGCTTTGATCAGGATGATGCAGGTAGAGAAGCAGTAGAAGAATGTACTCCACTGTTCTCCCCACATAAATGTGCCATTGCAACACTTCCATTGAAGGATGCTAATGAGATGTTGGTGGTGGGGAGAGGAGCTGAGTTAATACAATGTCTATGGAAAGCTAAGACATACAAGCCTGATGGTATAGTAGGCGTTGGTGATCTGATGGACAGGTTAACTAAACCCTTAGAGCAGGGGCTGTCGTGGGCGTGGCAAGGACTTACTGATGCTACCTATGGTATAAGGTCAGGTGAACTGTATGTACTCGGTGCAGGTACGGGCATGGGTAAGTCAGAAATCTGGAAGGAACAGATGGTTCACCTAGCTGAGATATACAAGATGAATGTTGGTGGAATATTTTTAGAGGAATCACCTGAACATACTGTCCGATGTTTAGCTAGTAAAATAAAGAACAAGTTATTCCATGTACCTTCCGATACTTGGACGGATGAGGAACTACTTGATACTGTTAAGCACATGGAGGCACACAATCGGTATCACTTATATGATCATTTCGGAAGTACTGACTATGAGGTAATCAAACAGCGTATAAGATTTATGGTGGTGTCACTTGATTGTAAGCACATCTTCCTAGATCATATAACTGCACTGGTATCTGGTACGGTAGACGGAGATGAACGCAAACAACTAGCATACATCATGACTGATCTCGCTAGTCTGGCACGTGAGTTGAAGGTAAGCCTGTTCTTAATATCACACCTGAACACACCTGAAGGTAAACCACATGAAGAAGGTGGGCGTGTACAGATCAAACACTTCTTTGGTTCAAGAGCTATAGGTCAGTGGGCTAACTTTGTTATAGGTATTGAAAGGAATCAGCAACACGAGGATGAACTCTTGAGACATGTATCCACTATTAGAATACTAAAGGACCGCTATACTGGTAGGTCAGTTGGCACTTGTGTGTACTTGGATTACAATGCTACAACAGGTAGACTAGTAGAAACTAAAGATGATCCTTTCAGTGCGAACAGCAAGGAAGATGATGGGGATATCCCCTTTTAATATTACTCCGAGGAGAATGTAACATGACTACTTATATCATAGACACTGAAACCAATGGGCTACTAAAAGATTTAAACACCATTCACTGTATGGTAGTGCGTGATGTGGATACGGGTGACTACGTATCATATGAATCAGATAAGATGCTCAACGTATATGAGGGTGTGAAGTTCCTAATGGAACAAGCGAAGAAGGCAGACACTAAGTTTGTAGGACATAACTTAATAGGGTTTGACCTACCTGCTTTAACTAAAGTCTACCCAGACTTCTCACTCCCAGAACATAAGTGCTTTGATACGTTAGTTGTGTCACGTTTAATCTTTCCTGATCGTTGGGATGCAGACAGTAAGTTAGTAATCAAACAAGGTTATCCTAAGAGGTTATCTAACCGTCACTCATTGGAAGCATGGGGGCATAGACTAAGGTGTCACAAGGGTGAGTATACAGGTGACACTAACATTGAGGATGAGAAGGAACGTAAGTCTAAGAAGTGGAATAAGATTAATAAGGATATGGTTGACTACTGTGTACAGGACACAGAGGTTACTAAGGTATTGTATGAGATGTTGATGGGGAAGGGATACTCACAGCAGGCAATTGATCTTGAACATGCAGTTCGCTTTATCATATCAGCACAGGAAAGGTACGGTGTAACCTTTGATCAGGATTCTGCAGTGCTACTAGCTACGAAACTTACAGCACGTAAACTTGAGTTAGTTGAGTTACTAGCTGTAGCCTTCCATGATATGTGGATACCGTCTAAAGTTTGGAGTCCTAAACGTGACAATAAAACTATGGGTTACTGTGCTGATGCTAGGATAACAGCTATCACCCTTACCGCATTCTCTGCTTCTAATAGAAACCACATTGTACATTGGTTGAAGGCCAAATATAATTGGATACCAAAAATTATTGGTGATGATGGTAAGCCTAAGATGGATGAGGTTATCCTAAAAGACTTAGACTACCCAGAGGTAACACTACTACGAGAATACCTGGTTGTAAACAAGAGGTTAGCAGCAGTTGCTAATGGTAATCAGGCATGGTTACGACAAGCCGAAGGAGGTAAGATGCATGGTAGTGTAATCACTAATGGAGCTGTGACAGGTAGAGCAACACACAGTAAGCCAAACCTAGGACAAGTCCCTGCAGTCTATAGTGCTTATGGTAAGGAGTGTCGCGCTCTCTTCACCTCTTCTCAAGGCCGAGTATTAGTGGGTGCTGATCAGTCGGGCGTTGAAGGTAGATGCTTGGCTCACTTCATGGCACTGTGGGATAAAGGAGAATATTGTAAGGTTGTATTGGATGGTGACATTCACACTACTAATCAGGAAGCAGCAGGTCTTGCTACCCGTGACAATGCTAAGACATTCTTCTACGCATTCATCTATGGTGCGGGTAATGAAAAGATAGGAAAGATAGTAGGCAAGGATGCTAAAGAAGGTGGGAGATTAAAGAAGAAGTTTCTTAATGGCTTACCTGCATTGAAGAGTTTGATTGAAGCAGTGAAAGGTAAGGCACAGAAGAAGGGTTACATATTGGGTTTAGATAAACGTAGGATTCCTATACGCCATGCTCATGCAGCACTGAATACTTTACTTCAATCTGCAGGTGCGCTGTTAGCCAAGCAGTCAATGGTTATCATGCGTGATAAGATCATAGCTAAAGGATGGCAGGGTAGAGCGCACCAAGTTCTTTGGTGTCATGACGAACACCAGTGGGATTGTGAACCTGAGATAGCAGATGAGGTAGGGAGGATGCAGGTAGAGTCTTACCTAGAGGCAGGCCGACACTTCAACTTTCGTATACCGATTGATGGTGAGTACAAGGTTGGAAACAATTGGGCTGAAACACATTAACTTTAGGGATATTACTATGAAGAAAGTGGAGGCCATATATGAAGCCATGATAATGAGGGAGGGGATGAGAGCAACGGAGTTAGGTGAAGAGGAAGATGCTTGCCCTTACCCCACACAAACATATGAGTACTATGTGTGGTTAAGTGGATATAAGTTTGAATCAATATTACAATAGGAGATTATATGTGGGATTGGTGTATAGTGAAAGCGTGGTTATGTAAAAAACCTTTAGATGTAGATGGGTTTGAAGAGGATGAAGACTTATATACAACTGTACTAGAAGCTTGGCATGGAGGTTTCTCTCTTGCTTCTGACTTTGCGCGTGAGTATAAAGAACATGTAGGTATCGCCGCTTCATTAGGTTTGATAAGTACTCGTATGCCTGATGGTTCATACGGGAGGCTTTGGCTCTCTACTGAAAAAGGAGTTAGATTTATTAATGAACAAGGCAGAAAAAATATGGAGGACTTGTGAATAACACTACACTACTCATCGATGCTGACATATTAGCATATCATGTATCTGCAGCCAACCAATCTTCGTATCGTTTTGGCACGGGTGAGAACGAAACGGCTGTGGATGTGGGGGACTTGAAGCAAGCTACCTCTTTAGCTGAAGAGAAACTGGCAGCTATGGTATCTAAGTTCAAGGCAAACAGAGTTATCATATGCCTATCTTGTAGTACCGCCGAGGGTTTCAGACGGAAGGTGTTGTCGACATACAAAAGTAATAGGAGTAGTGTGGAACGCCCAGTACAACTACAAGCTGTGAAGGATTACCTAGCTGATGCATACGAGTCAGAGTTATATCCTGAGTTGGAGGCTGATGATGTAATGGGTATCCTATCCACTGAGCCACACAAGGGTAAGCGTATCATTGTATCGGAGGATAAGGATATGCAAACCATTGAAGGTTGGTTATACAACCCAAGGAATGATACTG